TCTGCTGTTTGGATCTTTTGCAGCCTTCGGAAACTTCTTCATCTGTCCCGCAGAACGAGCGCAATAAGACTTGCGCCTCTTCGCGTCCTTACTGCCCTTCTTAACCTTGCCGGTAACCGCAGTTTTTAACTTAGAACCAGGGTTGGCTCTTCGATGAGCCGCAACTCCAGCCTTGGTCATCCCCGCCCCAGACTTAGTGGGGCGGTAATTCTTTTTTGTGCGCCTGATCGGTTTATCACCCATGACGATTAGTACTCTTTACGCATCTCAAGAATGATAGTGTACGTGTCGGCGCTAGTATGCCCCACCGTGGTAAACAAAATGTCACCGGTCTTTCCAGAACCCGAGTTGTTAGTCAGACCCCCAAAGATAGTGTAGTCATGATTGCCGCTTTGGTTTTCACCTAGCTCAATACACAGAATGTTAGTAGTTGCATCCCATAGGATTTGCACCTTCATTCCAATACACTGCCACCAGATGCGCTCTATCACTACTCCAGTGCAGGCTGTGCCGTCAGAGTTAGAGGCCAACGCTGAAACATCAACCTTCTTTACCGCAGACTCGCCTGAACCATCAGAGATGTTAGTGAACTTTTGAATGACCTTTTTTGAGCCATCAAAAAGCGTTTGTGTAGCTACAGCATCAGCCATCTCACACTCCTATTTATGCGATTTGCACATACTCAATGATGAACGTGAACGAACCCGCTGTTGTGGCATCCACAGTATTAGTGATGTTGCAGAAAATAGTTCTTGCGGTGTCAGTATACTGAACAGATGCTGGGGCTGTTGTGCCGTCTTGCGTTTGAAGAACCAGACTGGTCACAGTTACGTTATGTTCAACAACAGTCGTGCCGCCATCTAAGATTTCATCAGTCTGGGCCGCAACGATCTGTGCGCCAGAGCTAGATGTTCCAACCTCATACCCAATATCACCTGTTCCGATTACTGGCGAGGTATCACAGAAAATCTTAATGTCTGTAATGATTGTGTTTGCTGGTTGTGTGAACTCACCAATGGTCGGACTATCACCTGCGGTAGTGTTTACAGTAACGCCTGTCGCGTAACCAACATGTTTCACATACTTGTTAGTGACAATACCAGTGGAAGCCGTGCTTGCTACCGTGGTTTCTGTACCCGTTGTAGCGTTTTTAGATATGATTTGAAAGCCGCCTTCAGAACGAACTGGGCCCGAAAAAGTAGAATTACCCATGAGTATCTCCTGTCTTGGGTTAGTCAGATGCTTCATGCACCTGTCAGGGATACCGTGATTGTACAATACGTTTAAACAAAAAGAAAGGGGCCATCCGAAGACGGCCCCAGTTTACAATACAGGGAGGTTGTACCGCAGTATTATACGCCAGGAGATCCAAAAACGCAACGAGGATCTGAGAACCCAAACGAGTAACGCTCACGGGCTTTAAACCGCATGTTACCAGTGTCAAAGTCCGCTTCCATGTTGGTTGAAAGAGGCGTCCGCTCAAAGTGAATGAACCCGCGAGGAGCATCGGTCAAGACGTAGAACGCATCTGGATCTGTCAAGAAATCGTTGACGGCGTAACCACCGGGCAACATTCCCATAGTCCGAATTGCGTTTGTATCGTTGTCCGAAGTACCTACCCGAAGTTCAGTGTTGAGTATCCGTTGAGCTACAAACTGTAGCTGGCGCGGGATAATCATCTTCACACCACGAAGAGCAACCTTTAGACCACGCTCGTCAACAAAACCAGCGATGTTGATAAGAGCGTCCTCAAGAGAGGTTTCGTTCAAATCAGCGGCTGACACGTTGTCAAGAGTTCCACCGTTAGTCAGTGGGTGATCCGAAGCACAGAGAGCTTTACCGTCACCACCTGCTGAAGCACCCGCAGTAAACGCATTGTTAAGAACCGCAGCGGCCTTAACTTGTTTACTGTGAGCCATCGAACGAGCAAGGGCTTTGGTATAGCGAGATCCAAGACGATCATAGAGATTGTCCTCGATTGCTTCTTCCGTAATCGAGAAGGCCAATGCAAGAGTTTCGTGATTATAACGAGCAGTGTACGCTTCGTTGGCATCATCAAAACTAATTGCTGCACCTTCCGCTTTAGTGGGCGCAGCGCCAAATCCACTGAGCATCACCTCTTCCTCGAACGCTCTGTCCGAAGATTCAGTTGTGTAGATTTCTGCGTGTTGACCCTCGTACCGGTCGTACTCCATTCCAAACAGAGCGTTTAGGCCGGGTTCTAGCTCTTTCGCTAGTTGTGCGCGAGAAATAGCCATTATCTATACCCTTCCTTATACGCCAGTTGTTGAAACAGTGCCAGCTGCAATGGAGCCTGTCGGCGCATTGAAGTGGTTGTTTAAACGAACGATTAACGGGATACCAGCAGCGGTAAAGTCGCTATTTTCTGGGTCATCAAGAACACCCATAATACGACAGAACAACGTGTTGGTAGTTGCGATGGTATTTAAATCCACAGTTGCAGAAGAAATACCAGTGGTAGTAGAACCACTATTACCTGTAGCTAACGCAATGTTAGCAAAGACCGCAGCACGAACTTCAGCCTCAGTGTTTGCCGCAGCAACAACGTTAGACGTTGCGATGGTAAACAGTTGAGCAGGGTTGTCGTACACAAAAGCCTTTACAGGAAAGTTAGAGTCCGCTCCAGATCCGGGCCAAAAGTTGGAAAAGATCTTTTCACCGGTAGTAGAAGACACGTATTCGCAGCCGTTAAAGACACCAACCGTAGAAACGTTACCGCCAGCCGCAGCTTGCAGATCGTCAATGACCCCCGCAGCCAACGGAATAACCGCCATGCCTTGGAAGATCGGGTTGCTGTTATCTGATGCGATACGATATTCAGTTGTACCGGTGGTGTTAGCGGCCGAACCTAAAACACCATACGGGCGAAACCCGAAAGCGACATTAGAATTTGCCATGATAGCACCTCAAATTTTAATCGGAGGCTCTCCCTCCGAAAGTTACACGGGATTGCCGTTTATTACTAATCGGCATTGAAGGATGTTGCTCCTTCATTAAGTCAGAATCTACAGCGACCATTTGATCTCGGGTCTGTAATCCGTAATATTCAGCACGTTCTTTCGCTGTTTCTTCAGGCAGTCTGCAAAGCATTAGTCCACCGTTACCGATTATCCCAACATACTGCCCATCATCAATTGTGGGGTACTGATAGTCGGGGTACTCATCTGCACGAACCGGTTCCCATCCTTCACGAAGTTTTGTATAGACATTTGTTTTGTCTTCTTCGCCTCGCATGGAAATCCTAATCCATCTTTGTACATACCCTGGAGGACAGGGCGGAGCATCTAATCGTTGGGGCGGAGCCCATGGTTTACGCCGCTCAGTATTTTCGCGAGTTGAGCTTTCTCGAGTTTTTCTTTCAGCCATGGTCTAATCCTTCACAAATTTTGCGTATAACTCAAGAGGAACATTAAGTTTCTTCGCCATCACAACTTGCCTCTGGGTCAGCCTGACCGACTTAGTACGCTTCTGGTTAGTATTACGAGAGGCTGAGGATGCAGCAGAAGCGACCTGGGCACCCCCTCCCGATTTCTTAACAGCAAACTTGTTTGGAAACTCCGAACGCATTCGCCTATCTACCTCTGTATAGTAGTCATCGGACGTTGGGTCAAACCCTTCTTGAGTAACCATCCTATTGTGGATGGCAAACACAGACGCCGTCATTACGTCATCGTCACCAAACCAAGTGTTTTTCTTAGCCCAAGCATCTGCTTTAGGATCTACTTGTGGTGCCTGTTGTTGTTGAGGAGCGGCCGGCTGTTGAACAGGTTGTTGCGCCTGTTGTTCTACCCGCTGTTTGGCGGCTTCAAAGCGGCTTTCATCGTACTGAGCCCTGTTTAAAGCCTTTTGCGCGGCCAACATTGCTTCAGTATCGCCATCGTCCGCGGCTTGAAGGTATGCTTTCTCCGCTGCGGATGTCTCAGACTGAACACGATTTCCGTATTCATTAAGATACCCAGTATCTAGTTGTTGAACTCTTGCCTGAAGCTGCCTGTTTTGTTCTGCTAGCTTTTCCGCAACCTTAGTCGCTTCTTCTCGGCTAACCTGTTCATCACGATACCGCTGGTTAAGTTGGCGTATGCGTTTCTGCACACCCTTACTATACTCATCCAGTTCCTCCGGATCTTCCGCTACAGGTTCAGGAACAATTTCAACTTCGGGCTCTGGTTCAGGAGAGGCCTTCGCTTCTTTAGGCTCCTCTTCTTGACCCTCAATCTCAACTTCAATTTCTTCTTCTACCTCGTTAGACATGTCTGACATCATCTGGCTCCAACAATGTTGCGATTACTTCATCGTCATTAAGAATACGGACTTCTCCACCATCAATCCTAAATCGAGATCCGGAGTATCTGCCGATGCAAACCCATTGGCCTTCTTTACACCAAGGTGTGCCTTCAAACTTGTCTTGATCCTTATATGCCAAAGGGCCCAACTTGAGAACATATGCCACAACAGTAGCAACAGTTTCTCTTTCCCGAACCTCGTCCGGTATATGCAGGCCAGAAGCTGTCTTTGATTTTCCTTGATATGGCATGACCAAAACCCGCCATCCGGTAGGTTGTGGTAATCTTTCCATTAAGGTCTTGTCCAGAAGGGAAGGGTCTAACACCCTAGCTTCGGGGGGAACATACGCTGTTTCGGATACGTCTTTAGATCGATTGTCCTTAACTTTTTTAGCTACATGTTCAGGAAGAAATAATGTCTTCGACATCGTCTTGATTACTCTCCAACAGGGTCTTGATTTCTTCTTGCGCTAGGGAAAGGCCCCGAATTTCCCCGACAAGCATCTTGTAGTCTTCCCAAGTTTTAACGCTACCTTGGGACATAGCGAATGCAATGTCACTCTCCCTCGCACGAAGAACTTTGTATAAGTACTTAGAAAAGTCTACGACATCCATGATTGTATCCGTATGGCCGTCTTATGACGTTGTCAA